GAAAGAGCTAGTGCAAGAAGCTAAGGATAGTGCTCTTGGTGTATCTCGTGACTTAGGTGATTACGATGCCCCTAAGAACTTAAACGCTTTGTCCTCTAAGAACGCAGCTGTATAACTCTCTTACTTAGTAAGTTTAGCCTTAAGGCTTGCAGTTAGTTTCCTTCCTTTTCTAGCTGCAAGCCTTACACTAAACCTATTACCTTACGGAGTCTGTTATGACTTTCAATGAACTTCTGGAAGAGGCCTACCTTCTTACAGACAGGCGTGACCTAGAAGCAGAAACTAAATCTGCTATCAAGGCAGCTACCTTAAAAGCACATCAGTCTGATTTTTACTCTAAAGACATACATGAGACTGGCGTAGAGTTTGATAATTGTGATTACAGACAGGCTCTTGATTACATCTCTCTTATACCTAACCTGCGTGCGCTTAAATATTTCCGTCGTGTGCAAGACCAGTATGATGATACAGGTACTTTCTTAGAGGTAATACTTCCAGAGGAGTTACTTGATTCTTACGGAGTAGGTAGAAGAGATATAGCTTACATAGCAGGTCGTATCCTAGAGATACGCTCAGCAGTACCTTTTCAATATGCTCTTATGGGAGCTTATGTACTGCCTATAGTAACCGAGACAGGTTACTCTTCTTGGGTAGCTGAGCAGTTTCCTTTTGCTATTGTATATGAAGCAGCTCGTGTAGTATTTAAAGCTATAGGATATGATGAACAATCAGCTACATTTACGCAACTGCTTGCAGAGCAGTATCAATTACTTAAAATGTCAGCCCTGTCTGATGTTGGTTACTAGGAGTTTAAAGCTATGAGCAATGGTGCTAATGTATGGGAGCCTAAAAAAATCTTGGCTATATCAGGCGACACTAAATCAGCTACGCAGAAGTTTGTAGCTATCCAAGGGCAGGAGATATTTAACCTTACTGCTTATGTTTATGCGGTAGGTACAGAAGCTTTAGAGGTACATAAGAATGGCTTACTTTTAGTTCGCGGAGCTGACTGGATTGAGCAAAGCGAATCTAAGTTTATCTTACTTACTCCAGCAGTAGCGGGAGATGTAATTGTAGCCACTGCTCACGTAGGGATAGAAGGTAATGTAGACGTAAGAGACACAGATATATTCTTACCTAACTACCAGAGCTTACGTGACTATGCAGGCACAGAAGACACTATCTATCTTAAGTCTCGCGTAGCTATAAGTGACGGAGGAGAAGATTTCTTTCGCTTAGTTACAGGTGCTGCTATAGGTACTTATGTAGATGATAATGATACTACGATTGTACCTACAGGCGGAAATGGTTCTAGCGCTTGGCTTCGTAGTGTACAGTATGCAGGTGAATGGCAGAACAAAGTTAACGTAACTTATGTTAGCGATAACAGCTTTAAAATGACTGGTGATTACTCAGATATTTACACAATTAATCGCAGAGTTAACATTGACGACAAAACAGCTTACAGTACTATTACAGATAGTATATTTGCTGGCGGTGAGACTACTGTTACGTTATCAGATAATGTTGTTACAGTTGGTATTGTTAGTGTGCAGAGTGCAATCAGTGGTGTTGAATCAGCCCCGCATATAGGATTTAAATCATTTAAATCAAGTGCAGAAATGAAAGCCACACTACTTAAATTCGCTAGCATGTTAAACGACGGTGATAGAGTTGAGTGGCAAGGGTATTATTCACAGTCCGACGGTGGCTCAAATTGGGGTGTTGTTAGATTTGGTGCGCACACAGATGATGGTGGTTCTATATTTAGCATTGACGCCAATACTTATATTCAGGCGAATATGAAAGGGAGCAAAATATCAGTTAAGAAATTTGGCGCTAAAGGTGACGATGTGCACGTTGATGACCCATTTATAAATAAAGCTCTTGCTACAGGTTTACATATATATGGGCCCAAGGGAACATACCGTTGCGAGGATACGCTGGAGGTCACAGGTGACTTTTCAGGTGTCGGAATAGACACGCTGTATAAATTCTATGGATCAAACATATCACCGTTAGTAAATAAACTTGTAACAGGCAGTTACGACAACTTTTCTGTTGACGGTGATAATGTTGATGAATGCCAGTATGGTATATATTGCGAGGCTGACTACGAACCTATTCGTGAGGAATACAATAGATTAACAGTCACCAATGTTAAAAGTACGGCTACTAGCTGTAACGGTATAATATTAGTAAGATTCTCAGACGATTTAGCCGTAAGAGGTAATTTCTACTTTAACAAGTGTGTTGTTAAAGGTATTTCTGGTTCTTCTGTTGCGAAGGGGATCATTGTGTCATTCAATAATGATAGTCAATCCAACGTAACAATTAAGAGTCCAGATGTTCAAGACGTCACTCCTGCTACTGACGGTGATGCAATACACATAACAACAGCCGCTCATACTAACCCGCTACTAAATAATTACCATGCTGTAATTACAAATGCTTACGTTAAATCCTCACTGCCCATGAAGCGAGGCATAAAAATACAGTGGCACAATGCGAAGGTGAGTAATAGCTTAGTTATAGGTGACAATATAACTATTGGGTATGATATTTACTCAGCAGGCGGAAGATTCAACGCTAATACATACATAGAACACTCATCAGGTCAAGAAGCCTTTAATTGTTTTGACGCGCAAGATTTAACCATATCTGATTTCAACGCCACCATGCATTCAAGTGTTTCACAATGTATGAGATTCAAAGGAAACTCCAAAGTAAAATTAAATCACTCCAACATTGGGTATAAGGGAGTGGCAATAGGCGACACATTAGGGATTATTCAAGTCGAAGATTCTGCTGAGCTGATTGCTGATGATATAGATATTATTGCCGATAATAAAGAGGGATGTGGTATTTTACAAGGAGGTACATCTAAAGTTAAATTGAACAACTCAACTATAGACGGACCTAAATTTGGCATACGTGATAACTTTGGTTCTGGTTCTTGCGAGTTGTCAGGTAAGACTGAAATAAAAGGCGTTGAATTTGGTTTTCAAGCTTTTGGTACTAGTGGTTTTACTTTTGATGTATCTGACTCAAATATAGAAGCATCTAGCATCGGTATATATAGTCAATCATCAGGTAATTACGCTAAAATTAAAGTTAAGGACTCCACTATATTAACTGAGTCTAACGGTATATTGGGACATGATGATGATGTTGTTGACAATTGTCATGTAGAAAATACGTCTGCACAGTCTGGCGTTGGTATTTTAACTAAGGATAGAGGAAGAATATCTAACAATAAAATAGTAAACTTCGCTACAGCTATGCAGTACACTAACGCAGTAGACACGGAAATACACGGCAACGTAGATGTTGATTGTGCTACACAGTTCATTAAAAGTGGGGCTGTTGATTTTGTTTTCTATGAGAACAATAGCCGATAGGCGATAATATCAACACTGGCTAATTTACTTAACCAGTGTTAGCGCATTGTGCAACATAGCTTTCTATACCTCGCCGTTTCTGCTTTTATATCTGAAACAGTGGGGTATTGCTCTTTAGCCATTAATCGAGGCGTGTAATAATCACTTCAATACGTGGGTTTAGCTTGCCTATTCCCACGTATTTACTTGATCTGTTTTAATTTGCGCTTGTAATTGTTTTCTATAGCTAAATAATCTGATGCTGTTAATTTGCTTGAGCCACCTTTTTTACTCAGTAGTTCATTGACCTTTTCATTACCAATTTTAGCGCGTAGATTCTTTTCATAGTCGCCAGAGTCGCCACCTTTGAAGAAATTACAATCTGTTACGACATAATCTACATAAATTCCCACACCTATAATTCCATGGTTAGGTTTAGTTCTAGCTTAAACTGTTTACGCAAGCTCGCTAATTCTTCACCTGTCCATTTTTAACAGCAGTGTTAGGTTCACGTTAATCTATTATCTCATTAGGGTTACTTATCTTATGCCTACTAAACAAACAACCTCTTCGATAAACTTAGGTGAAAGCAGAACTAGACGTAACATAAGTACAGATGAGTTAGCTACTCGCCTAGAAGAGCATCTAGTACAGTATCGCTTACATAGAGAAGAATACTTAGACAGGCAAGCTCATCAAGATGAAGCCTATGAAAAGAACTTAGAGGCTATTGCAGCTCTTACTAAGGCTACCCAAGGTCTGGTAGATTCTTGGGTAGTTGTTCTCAGCGTACAAAAATTTATTAAATGGCTTAGCGGGTTTGCTGTAATAGGAGGGTTTATTACTTACCTTATAGCTAAAGCAAAATTACCTTTACCTTAGATTTAGGATACCTTCCCATGGCACAAGCTTTTTATAGTATAGACCTAACTAACCCTGTAATGCCTATGCTCTCTGAGCAGCAAACTAGAACTGTTATAGGCAGCACTGCAGGGGAAGCCCCAGCTGCTTCTAAGCGAGTAGGTCTGGCTTACATACATAATGTAATGCCTTCTCGCTACGGACTGGATGCGATAGGTTACTTACAGACTGTGTTAGCTTACGCAGATCTTCCTGCAGGAGTTACATTCACTGCTACTAAAGTTATCTTTGGTAATAAGCGCACTCGCTTACATCTTGCTTGGGACTCTGCAGGGCAGGTTTATGTATTACCTTCTGCTTCTACCAGTTGGGCTAAAGTAACAGGAGGAGCAGGACTCTCTGTAGATGCAGTCACAGAAGGTACAGTGAATGGAGTAAGTTACTTATATTATTCCCGTACAGGCTGTTATGTATTTGATGAAAGCACGCAGTCTCTTGTAGCTACTGAGCTTACAGGATTGCTTGCCTCAGAGGTTATTGGCTTAGTTGCCTCTTCTGGTTATCTTATAGCTTATACTGAAGAGGCTATAGCTTGGAGTAGTACCTTAGTACCTACTGACTTTGTACCCTCTCAGGTAACTGGGGCAGGAGGTGGTTTAGTCGCAGGTATAGACGGGGATATAGTATTCTGTACTATTAACACATTAGGCGTACTTGTATATACTCAGGCTAATGCTATAGCAGGTACATATACAGGTAACGCCAGATACCCTTTTAAGTTTAGAGAGGTAGCTTCTTCTAAAGGAGGTATTTCTTTAGCTCAAGTAGCCTATAAAGCTAACGCTCCCAGTCAGTTTGTGTACTCTAAAGCAGGCTTACAGACTATAACTTCTCAGAGCGCAGAAGCTATCTTACCAGAGGTTACAGATTTCTTAGCAGGTAGGCGTTTTGAGGATTACGATGAGGTTACTAGAGAGTTTACTATAGCTGACTTACCTCCTACCTCTGCTATGCTTAAAAAACTAGCTTATATAGCTTCACGCTATTTAGTTATTTCTTACAGCTTACCTGATACAGGGTTTACTCATGCGCTAGTCTATGATACAGCTCTTGAGAAATCAGGTAAGCTAAAGATTGCTCATACAGATGTATTTGAATTTGTTGCAGAGCAAACAGAGGTAAGTAAAGAAGCTATAGCGTTTCTTAAAACAGACGGCTCAGTTGAGGTAGTGGATTTCTCTACTACAGCAAATACTTCTGGGGTAGTTATGTTAGGTAAACTCCAGCTATCTCGCTCTCGTCTGCTTACCTTACTAGGAGTAGAGGTAGAGAATATACC